GATATCGTGTTTTGGGACAGGATGGACGGATGTGATGATGCGCTGCTTTCTGGGAGGCTTATCCCTGAGTTTGCCGATCCGTATACGGGATGCCTCACACATCCGCGTTTGCATACTTCGTTTTTGAAGATCAACGATCCGAAGGCGTTGCAGGACATTTACCGAACGACCCGAACGGAGAAGTTTGAGTGGGAGCCGTTTCATCCTCTTATGTACGAAACGCCTAGCGGTTGGAGGCGGTATGACACGCTGGCGAGTTTTTATGCGTCGATACGCGACCGATGCCATACGTTTACCGATGACGAATTGGATTCGTATGATCACCTGTTTTGTGGAAGCCACATGGATGTGGTAATCCCGAGACTGGGCTTTGCGAAGCCCGAGGTTCTTCCTTGGATGCTGGATATCCACAGTCGTGTCAAGGGAGGAGACACGAACGCTTTGCGTGGCGCGTGGAAAGAACAAGACAGATTATTTGCCCTACATTCGGGGGATGCTACGAAAGTGGTGGGGGGTGTTTTGTAGCGGTTCGAGGGGGTATGTTGTTTCTACATTGTGAATTGGCCCTTTGCCTGTCGGTGGGGGTTGATTCCGTGACCGTCGTCAGCGCATCCTCCGTACAGAAGTTCGCTGGCGGCGGTTTTTTTTAGCAGGCGATATCCTCAATTCGCTCAATACGAAGTGCGGGGTTAGTGTGGGGGCTGTTCGGGTACAACTCACGGGAGAGGGACGCGAATGGCAGCGCCACGGCTGAACGACAGTTCCGAGGTCACGATTCCGGTGCGTAATCTGATAGCGTTGATCGCTGCGACCGCGGTAGCTGTCACGGGCTATTACCGGGTAGGCGAGCGGTTGAGCGTGTTGGAGCGCAACGCCGAGTTGTCTGGTGTCCAGATCGAGGCCAACTCGGAATTTCGGGTATTGTGGCCGCGAGGCGAGTTAGGCAGTTTACCGGATGACGCGGAGCAGAACATGAGGCTCGACTTCCATCAACTTGCGCTGGACGAGATCCGCGCTGAACTTGAGGGGCGGTGAATAGGTGAGCATCTGAGGGAGGTATTTATGGCGAACGGAAGAAATGGCAGGCTGAGGAGAATGCTGGGGATGACCCAGCGTCCCACCACCGCCGGTCAGGCGAGGTTCGGTGATGTCGATGTGACGGGCGCACAGACCACTGCTCGCGAACAGGCACGAATGAACGAGCGATTGGGTGCGGCGGGTGCTGGCTTGCGTGACCTAGTGGGTGCCCAGTTTACGGAACAGGAGCGTCAGCGTGTGCGTAATTTGACGGGCGCACAGATGACGGAGGCAGAACGAAGGCGTTTGACTGGCGGTCGCTGATGGCGAAATTAACTGCGAAAACACGCAAGCGGATGAAGGACTCCTCGTTCGCGCTTCCCCGACAGCGAGCTTACCCGATCCCCGATCTCAGCCACGCCAGGAACGCACTGGCTCGCGTAGCGCAGTTCGGCACCGATGGCGAGAAGTCGAAGGTCAGGCGAGCCGTCGAGAAGAAGTTCCCATCGCTGAAGAAGTAGTGATGCCGACCCTCCTAGTGTTCATCATTGGTGTCATGGTGGGCAACCTCTGTGGGATGTTCCTCATGTCGCTGTTCGTGGTCGCCGCTCGCGCTGACGACGATGCCCTATAGGATCAGCGGCAAGACAGTCCAAGTGAAGCTGTCATGGGGTTGGGATGATCTCAAGAAGCACCCAACCGCCGAGAAAGCCCAGAAACATCTCACAGCACTCAAGGCCAATGTAGGGCACAGACGCACTCGCCCACAGAAGCGGAAGTAGTGAATTACGAAGCGTCCATCGATGAGATGCGAGCGGACCCCACACTGTTTGTTGAGGGAATGCTGGGCGCTACGCCCGATGCGTGGCAATCCGAGGTAATGGCTGCGGTCGCGGCCCAGAATCGCGGCATCAGCATCAGGTCAGGACACGGTGTCGGCAAGACGAGTTGCCTGTCATGGCTCGCGCTCTGGTGGATCGGTACGCACTACCACGCGAAAGTCGTGATCACAGCGCCTACGTCAGCGCAGTTGCATGACGCACTGCTGCCCGAAGCGAAATCGTGGCTGAAACAGTCGCCCAAAGGTTTCCGCGACAGGTTCAACGTCAAATCGGATCGCATAGAATTGATAGCGGACCCGGAACGCAATTTCATAACCGCAAAAACGAGTAGGGCCGAACAACCGGATGCGCTGCAGGGTGTCCACGCAGACCATGTTCTTCTTATCTGCGATGAAGCGAGCGGTGTGCCCGAACAGGTCTACGAATCGGCTGGCGGCTCTATGTCCGCGCATCACGCTTCGATGGTGCTGGCCGGTAACCCGATCAGGAGTACCGGCTATTTCTACGATACTTTCCACAAGCTCGCTGATCGCTGGAAGACTTTCCACATATCGTGTGAGAATACGTCCAGGGTATCGGACGACTACATCGAAGAATGCCGGCTGCGCTATGGTGAGGAATCGAACACCTACCGCGTCAGGGTGCTGGGCGAGTTCCCGAAAGGCGACGACGATACCGTTATCCCCCAAGAATTGGTCGCTGACGCGATCAGCCGCGATGTGGAGCCGACGAAGTTCGGGCCGACCGTGTGGGGCGTCGATGTCGCACGGTTCGGTGCCGATTCGTCTGCGCTCTGTAAGCGAAAAGGGAACGCGATCACCGAGTCGATCAGGTTGTGGCGTAACCTCGACACGATGCAATTGACAGGAGCGATCAAGGCCGAATACGATGCGAGCGACGAGAAGCCGGTCGAGATATTCGTGGACGCTATCGGGTTGGGTGCCGGTGTGGCCGACAGGTTGAGGGAACTTGAGTTACCGGCCTACGCGATCAACGTCAGCGAAAGTCCGGCGCTGGGCCACCACTATCTGAACCTTAGAGCCGAACTCTGGTACAAGGCGAAAAGCTGGCTGGAAGGCCGTGATGTGCGGTTGCCGAAAGACGAGTTGCTGAAAACCGAATTGACTACCGTGCGCTACACTTATACATCTAGCGGCAGAGTGAAAATAGAATCGAAGGCCGACCTGAAGCGCCGAGGGATCGCGTCACCCGACAGCGCTGATGCGTTCGTGTTGACGTTCGCGTCCGAGGCCGGATCGGCTATGGGTGGACGAGCAGGTAGGCGCATGGGTAAGATTAAACGGAACTTGGTGGGGGTAGTCTAGGGGGTTGGCCCGATAGGATGGTGGTTCTATGGGCTTGCTTAAATGACCACAGCTTTACTATTCGCCTGTCCTCCCAGACCGCGAATGGTGCCCCTAGACTCGCCACGCTTGTGTGGGAACAGCAAAAGGTAGCAAGAAGGAGAAGCACAGTTGCCTGGGTCAGCGGAGAGATGCTCATCTCTGCCAGGCGTCCAACTGGTGTGAGAGAGGAGTGGGTATGCTCCCTGCTCCCCGAGGGGTCTGCCCCTAGACGATACAACCCTGGAGGGGTGGTAGGCTTCGGCCGCTGCCCCTCATAGGGTGTAATATTAACTTTTCGGGATGCTGAGATATTGGCTTACATAGACGAAGCTGAAACCGAAGCCGGCGTCGGTATGACCGAAGGCGAGCTACAGTCCGTAGTCGCCTCCTATATCTCCGACGCTATCCAGTACATCGATGACGATATCTCGCCTATCCGGGCGGAATCCACCAGGTATTATCGGGGCGACCCGTTCGGTAACGAGGTCGATGGCCGATCCCAGGTGGTCAGCCGCGATGTGCGCGATTCCGTGCAGGCCGTGCTACCGTCGATGATGCGCGTCTTTTTCGGTAGCGAGAAGGTGGTCGAGTTCGTGCCCAGAAACGCGAACGACATGGCGATGAGCGAACAGGCGACCGATTACCTCAACTACATCGTCAGGCAGGACAACGACGCGATAGGGATTTTCTACAGCGTGTTCAAGGACGCGCTGATGAACAAGGGCGGCATCGTGAAGTGGTGGTGGGACGACAGCATCGAAGTGCATACCCACAAATTTGAAGGTCTGGATGAGGGTGCGCTCGGTATGATCCTGCAAGAAGAAGGCGTCGAAGCCGTATCGGTCGAAGGACGACCAGCGCCCGGCATCCCGCCGGAACAGATGCAGCAGATGGAAGCGCAGGGACAGCCAGTGCCACAAATCTACGATGTCGAGATCAAGCGCAGACGCAAGCGCAATCAGGTCAAAATAGAAACGATGCCGCCCGAAGAATTCTTCGTGGACGCGGCTGCCACTTCGCTGGACGATGCGATGGTTGTCGGCCATCGCACGATGTCTACCGTATCGGATCTGGTCGCGCTGGGTTACGACCGTGATATACTGGACGATCACCTGTCCGACGAGTTCGCGTTCGTGGACAGCGACGAATACTCGGCCCGCTATTCCAACACCGATATGCCCGGCCCGGTATCAGCGTATGAGCGTAAGCGCGTTCTGTATACCGAAGCGTGGTGCTACATCGACTACGACGGCGACGGGATATCTGAACTTAGGCGCGTCTGCACGGTCGGCAATAATTACGAGGTCGTCAACAACGAGCCAGCGGATTCGATTCCGTTCGCGATGTTCAGTTGCGATCCCGAACCGCACGTTTTCTTCGGTAGCGATATTGCCGATCTAACGAAAGACATCCAGCGCGTGAAAAGCGCAGTGCTGCGTGGTATGCTCGACAGCCTCTCGTTCGCGCTTTATCCGAGAACCGGCGTGGTAGAGGGCATGGTCAATATAGACGATGTGATGAATCCCGAGGTCGGCTCGATCATCAGGATGCGACAGCCCGGTATGGTGCAGCAACTCAACGTGCCGTTCCTGGGCAAAGACGCTTTTCCGATGATCCAGTATCTCGACGCGATGAAAGAAGCGCGTACCGGCCAGACAGCCGCATCTCAGGGGCTGGACCCCGATGTGTTGCAATCGACAAAGGTGCCGAACAGCATCTGGAGATGATGGCGCGATTGTTTGCCGACAGCTTCAAGAGAATGTTCAAGGGCATACTCAAGCTCGTCATCACACATCAGGACCGTGAGCGCATGGTCCGGTTGCGTGACGAGTGGGTGCCCATCGATCCGCGTGTCTGGGATTCGACTATGGATTGTAGTGTGAGTGTCGGGTTGGGTGTCGGTACGACCGACGAACGACTCGGTGTGCTGAATCAGGTGGTGCTACAGCAGAAGGAAGTGCTTGAGAAACTAGGCCCGAGCAATCCACTGGTCGGGCTGGGTCAGTTCCGCAATACGCTCGCGAAGATGCTTGAGATCAGCGGATATCCCGATTCCAACCAGTTCTTCAAGCCTGTTCCGCTCGACTACGAGCCGCCGCCTTCGCAGGAGCAGCCGAAACCGTCGCCCGAAGAGATGCTGCTCCAAGCACAGATGGCCGATATCCAGGCTCGAGCCCAGACCGAACAGCAGAAACTCCAACTTGCGACGATGAAACAGCAGC